TCAATATCCTCCGGTAGCTTTTCATCTGGGCCGGGAAGCGCTACTCCCAGTTCTTTTTCTATCTTGGCGCGATACGCAAATGCGACGTGCTCTGCAATGTGAGAGGCCATTGCCGCCTGCATGACCTTGGCCTTTGGCGCCTTGGCCGCTAGCTTTTGTATTTCTGGATCTTCCATTGCCGCCATATGCACTTGGATGTGTGCCTCATGGTCTTGATAGATGAACGCCTTAACGGGGTCGCCGTTCAAAATGTTCATATTCTCGGTAACAGGATCTGTCGGTTTTAGGTCGTCCTCTGTGGGGACGATCTTGTCTGCGTCTTGTATGCCCAGAACCTCTAGCATCTGTCGGTGAAGAAGAGGCATGTCGTACATCTGCGGCGCAGACGTGGCAAGCTGTAGTGCCGCCTGATACTGCATAATGCGCTGGGCCATTGTCCCCGCGTTTGGGTCGCTGACCGGAATAATATCTACCCGATCATCAAAATCTTCGATCATTACCTGATCGTCTTCAGTCTCATACGGGTAGGCTCCCGGCCCGTAATCCCGAACGATCTCAGTCAAAATGCCCAGCTCACGCGAAACAGCGGCATGAACACGGGCTTGGACCGCGCTCATTACCTTCATTTCTCGCTCAAGCACAGCAAGCGTGGTGCCAACCGGCGCTTCGCCATTAATATCTGAGGCTTTTACATCCGCCGCTGATGCGAATCTCCGCCCTTCCTGCACGATATCCCCAAGCAACTGGTATAGGACGTTGCTGGGTTCTTTGTAAGGAAGGAACGAGATGTTGTCGCGGATTGCGCCACCCGGAACATCTACGTCTCGGAACTCTCCGGGCATGATGGGAGTGTCATCGCCCTTAATTCTGAGTCCCCGAGATTTCAATCCCCCCGGTAGGTTGGCAAGCGTTCCGGCATCTACAAGCTGTCTCAGCAGTGATGTAGCTGACTTGGACAGTCCGCCAATCATATGCACTAGACCAAAGCCGTAGAAGCCCAGTCCGGGCAGGTATTGGTAATGGACGTAATGATCCCGCTTTAGCTTCTTGGGGTCGTCCTCGTACCAGTTGCGCCGAACTGCAAGTATTGTTCTTGATGACTTGTCAATAGTAACCACATACGGCAACGCAATGCCCGTAGGCTCTCCGCGATCTGTGTCTTCAAATCCGACAAGGTCGATATCGACGTGCATCTCAAGCAGGACGTGACGGTTGTCAAACTCGTAGTTTTCCGAGTCCCCTGTCAGCCTGTTGTACTTCTGCTGGATCTCAGAGATATCGGGCGCCGGAGGGGGCAATTCGATGTCGCTGTAGAACCCTGCAACCTGCAACTTCCTAATTTCGTTGGAAGTTTTCTTCATTATGTGGGTAGCACGCTCGCACGTCGTCAGGTCTGACGCGCCATAGCTCACCACAAAGTCCTCTGCCGGAACGAACATTGCGCAAGGACGATCCATATTGGGGTCGAAATACACCTTGCGGAACGCAGATCCGGCAATCGGCAGAGAAAACAACAGTTTTTCCGTTTCCGTCCGATACTCAGTCATGCGCTGTGTAATCAGGTAATTGAGATAATTCTCAACCCTATGCGCCTGTTTTGTCTTTTCGTCGGTGATTTTCCCGACGATAGAAGTCTTAACGGGGCCGCTTGCGGGGTAAATTTCTTGTATTGTTTGGGCTTGGAACCGGATAACCGCCTCAGACAGCATTGGGTGAAATACACCACAAGCGCCTTCCCACGGGGTGGATCGGTCCTCAAACTTTAACCCCAACAAGTCAAGACCACGGATATAAGCGTCTTCCCAGTCTGCGCGGCTGTTTCTGTCTGCCTCAAACTGAGCAACAAGCTCGCTTGACAAGACATCAAGATCCGCCTGACCCATAAACTCAGCTAAGTTTGAGTCGTGCCGGACCCCCATCAGCTCAGAGGCATCGGGGCTAAAATCAATAATCACACCGCCATCTTCGTCCATCATGCTGATAGACTCGGGGTTTTCGACCACGATCTCTAGGTCTTCACCCACTGGCGCGTCAAAGGGCTGTGCAAGCCGGTCAATAGCCACTTAGCCTTTTCCGCCCTTCTTCCCGCCTTTGGTGTTCATCTTGCTCATGACCCTGCCGCCCTTGAAGTAGCCCTTGGTCTTGGGGACCATGCCACCTGCCATCATCTTGCCTTCGCCGTCAGCGGCATAAAAAGGAACCATCTTGCCGTCCTTCTCAACCATTTCCAGCTTTCCGCCTTTTTTGTACTTGTAGCCATCTGGGTGAGTTTTTGTCTTCACCTTGCCGCCAGCGGCATACATCTTGGACTGCTTACGCATCATCGCGATCACCTGCATATAAGTTGTCAAATACTCTGTTTACGTCCAGCGTGTAGTCCAAATCCGACTTGGAATAGTGGATGTGCTGAGACGGCCTAAAATCTGGTGCGCCCTCGCCGGTCGAGAACCACGCTGGGTGTGTCACCCTGACGCGGTTGTTTGGCAAGGCCACTATGTTTCCGGTCCACGGGCCTGCATCTAACAACTCCATTACATGACTCTGCTTGTGCTGGGCAGGGTCATCTGCGATCTCGTTGTCGGTGTAGTCCACCGTGAACATATATTTCGCGGGGTAGAAATTACCGTCTATCTTGGCGATCCAAGGGCATGGGGTTGCTCTGTCCAGCACGTAAACGCTGTGCTCTCTGGACGAACAGTCCCAAGGCTGTGCCGCGTAGACCGGCATTGGCTCTGGCCACTCCTCAAAGGGGGTGTCTCCGACCAGCGCGGTAATCGGCATTCTGGCCCACATTGCGCCACCATGAACATTCGGCTCGTCGGTGTCGTAGGTCTCGGCGCCAGTAAAAATTATCTGAAAGCTCAAGCACCTACACGGCATAGTTGTCACAGCGATTGCCATCGCATGCAAGAACTCTCCGTGGTACTTAGTGCTATGATTGTGCGTATACTCACGCCTTACCCAGCACTTGAAGTGCGGGATATTGCTTTGCAGAAAAGCCATAAGCCCCTCAGTAGTAGTTGGCGACCCTTGAATAGGGATCGAAATCGTCTTCCTCGTCCGTCCGTAGGGCGACAAAGCCGCCCTGCCGGTAACGGAGAAGAGCCTGCGTCGAGGAGTCAACAAGGTCGTCGTGCTCCCCAGCGGGGAACGCGGCGAATTCCTCAATAACTTCTTCGGCGAATCGGGTCTCTGGTGCCCATACCACGCCAGAGGCAAACAAGTCAGCTACAGCGTTAACGCGAGCTATTTTGTCGTTTCCACGCGATGGTGTGTACTCCGACACCGGAATACCCATCGCACGAAGCTCAAATATGAGCGGCATTCCAGCCGCTTTTCCTTCTACTATGAAGGCGTCGGGTTGCATCTCGTTCCACATTTCAAAAGCTGTTTTTTTCAGCTCTGGGAACTCCAACCGTTCTTTGTAGGCATCCAACAGGATGATGTTCGGCTGTGTAACGCCGTCGTCGTCGGGGTGATAAAACACTCCCCACGTTGTGCAGGCTGAGTAGTCAGCTCGTTGAGTTTTAAGAAACGCGGTGTCCCATGACTGAATCACGAAATCACACTGGGGCGGATAGTCGTGCTCCCACCTTTTCCACCACTCGCGTTTGATCAGTGCGCCTTCTTCGGCGGTTGGATTTTGCTGATACTGCGCATTCCACTTGGAAGAGGGCAGTTCGCTACGCAGAGCCTCTAGCTCTGTTTGGCTCCAGAACTCAGGCCACAGGGGTTTACCTGATGGCATGATTGCTGGGAATTCAATCACCTCCCACTCATCGGTTCCTACTCGCTGGGTAGAGGATTTTATGATCTTTCCGGTCAGATCCCGCATATGCCAGCGGGTCATCACGATCACGATAGCACCCCCCGGTTGGAGACGCTGTCGTGGTCCTGATGTGTACCAGTCATAGGTTCTGTCAAAGACAGCAGGGTCTGCCGACTGGCCCTCTTGCTCCGAGTGAGGATCGTCAATGATCAAAAGGTCTGCGCCTTTACCTGTCACCGCGCCGCCAACACCGATAGCGAAGTATTCGCCGTTTTTGTTGGTGCTCCAGCGTCCCGCGGCCTTTGAATCAGACCTCAACTGGAGGGTGGGGAACGCCTTCTTGAAGTCGTCCGAGTCCACCAAGTTCCTGACTTTTCGGCCAAAACCGACTGATAATTCAGCAGTATGAGCCGTTTGAATGATCTTTTTCTCTGGAAACTGGCCCAAAAACCATGCCGGTAGAAGAAACGACGCAAACTCCGACTTAGTGTGTCGAGGCGGCATATTGATGATTAAACGCTTTAATTCGCCTCTGGCGATGCGCTCAAACGACTCTGCCATGATTTTATGGTGCCGGCCTTCAATAAATGCAGGCCATGTGTGCTTGACGAAGCCCATAAAGGTGCTTCGGGCGTCTTCAATCTTCTGGGCCTGCTTGGCCTGTTCCAGTAATTCTGCCGCCTTCAGCTTAACTTCTGGCGATGCGCCCTTTAGCCGCTTGGCTAGATCAGGCGAGAGGATCTCTGACATTATGCCATCCGGGCTGTTTTAGTCCGCTTAAATGATCTGTTCTTTGATGCAGAAGCCACCTTGAGGTTGGACTTCTTGTTTGAGCCGCCTTTTGCGAGGGGCTTCTTGTGGGCTACGTCTTTGCCGTCGCCTTTCTTAACTTTGCCGCCCTCCTCCATCATTTTTCGCGCCGCGTTACGTTGGGCGCGACGTTTCTTCTGGGTGGGCTTGGAGTGGTAGTTGTCGTATTCTTTGCGGTAGTTACGCCGCATTAACGGTAGTAGCCTCCACCATAATACCCGCCCATTGGCTGGTACATGGGCCGCTGATACATTGGTTGCCCATAGCCGCCCTTGCCGCCATAGGAGGGGAACCTCGTAGCTTGCCTCGGAAATACGTCACCTACCGGAGTAGGGAAGGGTATAGATGTCTTAGGGGTCTCAGGAGTGGGTAGGATTTCCGCCGGAGGTCCGGACGGTCTAGGTCCGCCGGTCATAGCAAACCTATCCTTCCCCCCCATCGGGCCTGTGCCGGTGTTTTCAATCCCATATGCAGTGTCGGCAACGGGGTCAACACCCGATGTATTAGGCAGTGGGCCGGACGCGACCGGGGGGACCGCGCCGTCGTTAGTCATGACGCCAGTTGAGTAAGGGCGACCCTTGCCCATCATGGGACGAACTGGGGCATAGCCTCCGCCCTTGCCGCCTCCGTAGGGGCTGTATCCGCCATATCCGCCGAACCCTGATGGCCCTAGCAGGCCGGTCTGGGGCATGTAATAGCCGGCCATACCTGTGTTTTGGTAGCCCATGCCATATCCGGATGAGTAGGGGTTCTGCCCATATGGGTTTGGTGGCGGCTGGATGCCTGTTCCGCCACCTCCACCAGCGCTTTCGTTTGAAAACATCGGCCCTTGCTGGCCGGTTCCGCCTTTTGCTGACTGCCCATACTGAGAAAACATATCTTGTTGTGCCTGTTGTTGTGCGGCAAGCTGGTCCATAAGGGCTTTTTGTTGTGCTTCATACGCGGCTTGCTGTGCCCTGATGGCGTCTAAAACGCTTTGATTGCCCGGACCTTCTTCAACTGGATCAACAATAACGGTATCGGTATCGGTATCGGTATCGTCCCCTTCATCAGCACCGCTCTCACTGTACGCTATACCCTCTGGGGAATTGGCAATTTCAAATGCAAGTCGGTCAAGGTCATATCCGCTATCAACCCACTGTTGTAGGTACATTGGGTTTCCGTCCCTGCCAAG